TTGAGTGAAGCCGCCCCAGAAGTCATTAGCAGGGTTCTGCTGACGACCGGGTGTAGGCATATCCATCTCAGGACGTTGGAAGTTGCGGGGCACACCGTTCTGTTGCTCTTGTGCTCTGATTTCAGCTTCAAACTGTGCACGAGCTTCGTACTGCTCACGTTGCATCGTCTCTTCGGGGGTCTCAGTCGGATAAGGACCTTCAGGACCGTAGAAGTCGTTGACGTAATCAGCAAGCACGTCAGGGTCAGTCAGCATCAGGTTCATTGCTGCACGTTCTTCACCAGCTGCTTCAAGCATCAGGGACTGTGACTGCACACGTTGCACCTGCTCAATCAATGCGTCTTCTACAGCGCAGGCATACTGGTTAAGGAGTACAGGTGCTTCAGAGCCGAAGTGCTCTAGGACTTCAAGACTTTCGTCGCTGATTTGACTTAGATACGCGTCGCTTACCTGCTGTTGCGTTTGCCCCTGCATTGGTGCCTGAGCCGTATACGCTTGGGTTGAAGCTTGGGGACTGTAAGTCTGCTGCACCGAAGGCGCCGACATTACTTGGGGAGTTGAACCCCAGCTGGCTTGTTGAAGGCCCTGAGGCGTCGGCGTTTGATAAGCCGAGTACGGAACCTGGGCTTGGGAGGGGCTGCTTGTATTCAAGCTGGCGCTGAGCGCCTGGAACGCCTCCTGCCATGGATTGGCCGAAGGGGCTGCCGCCTGGGGCACCGAAGCCTGCTGGGCCACCGCCGTTGGGTAGGTTGGTGCCAGCGGAATTGTTGTTTGTGGGGCCATTGAGGCCTGGTAAGTTTGCGGGACGCTCGTCCCTTGTGGGGAGGCCCAACTCTGATCGACGCTTGTCGGCGTCGGAGAGCTTACTGGGGCTGGTGCTGCTGTCGGTTGGCTTGTAGCTTCCACTGTAACTTAACTCCTTACGTAAAAATTCGAGTGATCTATATAGGAACCCTGTGATATCTAGGTTCGGGTCAGACGCTAATGGCATATCTGGCGTCTGCGGATGTGGCAATTGATATAGGCTGCCAAGTAACCCAATGAATGAATTTAAAGATTGTTGTGTTTGTTGAACCATTCTGAACGGATAGCCAGAAAGCATTGCTGCTCTCTCTTCATCAGTCTTCTGTGGGAATAGATATTTCAGCGCTTCAATTGAATCAACACCTAATTCTTGAAGGTTACGAACAACGATGCTGTTATTTAGGATATCGTCTGTACCTTCTTCAAATACATCCCCTTCCCAACGCCAGTTAACTTTAGTGCTGCCGTCTGGAATGAGTCCTACAACTCCTTGAGGCATTTCGCCTGAGTCAAGTGTAGCACGGACAGTTTCGTCCCTTTTCTGTGTAAAAGTGACAATATCCTTACTGTATTTACGTACAGCTTTTTCATATGCATCGAAGTCAGCACCAAACTCTTCAGGCAGTGGTACAGCAGGTTTCTCTAGTCCAATAGCCTGTGCAAATGAATCGTTAAACAGTTTCTCTTCATACTCAAGCATCATGCTGAAGATTTTGCATAAGCCGTAGGTAAATAGGGATTTTGCTTTCTTCTCAGCTGTAGCTGCAACACGACCGTAGAGTGTTTTAATCTCATACGCCGTAGATGCAGTCTGAATGTCAAGGTCATCAACACCACCAAGGGCTAGGCGAATCTCTTGACGGTACTGTTTAACGTAAAGGTTCTGGTCACCTGAAACACTATCAGGTGTCATATAACCCACACGGTCAGTTGGCTCAAGGTTTGCAATAACCCTCGGCACTTTGATTTGTCCATCAATTGAACTAACACCAAATGGCTGTGATACACGTGTGCTGTGCATACTTCCACCAGTCATTGGTGCAAACCCTGCTTGAGAACTAATTGTCGGTCTAAACGTATTGTCCTCACCACTCTCAACTAAGTCGTGTTTAGGACGACTAGAAATAAGCGTGGGGTTACCAAAGAATTTGAGATTCTTACGGATATTACGGGTCAGCTCATCGTGATACAAAATCTGATGTGCTAACCAATCGAATTCACCATTGCCACTGGACTCGCCTGTGCAGTCCATATGATTGAACACTTCTACAGCAGGGATGAATCCAAGACTGTTGGTCAGTGTCTCAGTCTGACCGGGCATATTCGGTACTATTGTGCCTCCATCATTCTCAAACTCTAGTTTCTCGTTTGAGATGGTTTGTTCAATACGGTCTTTATATACTTTCAGTCTGATGTACTTTTTCTTATTGCCGCGTCCATCGTTTGTCTCGTATGGCGTTAGTACATTCTCTTGCTTAACTGCAAAGCTGTAGATTAATACAACGCTTTCAATATCATTGTTTTGATCCCGATAAGCACGGTAGCTGTCTTTAGGGAAGAAAAGGATTTGATATTCATCACCTGTAGGTCTGAAGTAAAAGAGACCTTGCCCGTCACATAAAAAGTAATCAATAATGCTATCGAGTTTCATCTCAAGCATATTGTGTTCACATACTTTGGCTATAAACTCACGGCGTTTACCAAAACTATCTTGCTCTGCAAAAAACTCAATTCCACGACGGAGCATGAACATCCGCATCTGTGACAGATGAGAAGACACAATCATACTGTCAACAGACAGGTCACCTCTACGCTCTTTTGCTGCAGTAAGGATATTCTTGAACTCTGACTGTATTTGGTTACTCATATGTTTTCTCTATTTGTTTTAGTCTAGTAAATTACCCTTTTACTTTAAGGTCCTCAATCTTACCTATATAATTATTGCCAATCTCGTCAAAGTCAGGCTTCTCTACTTCTTCCATAGGATCAGGACGCTGGAAATCCGGTGATTCTTCACGTGCAAAGCGATAGCGGTCACCGTACAGCTTCAGCTCTTCAAGCTCTGCTTTAGCTTCGTGATAGAGCGGACCACGACGCAGGTTCCTATCTAACGCTTCTACATTAATAGGATTATTCTGTTTTGCACTATTGATGTATTTGCCGACAATACCTGATGCATCATTACCGCCTGGTTCATTCCTAAAGATATCTGAGTTGCGCTTCATATCTAGCGCACGGTTGTAACTACCTTGACTATCATTTGTGAAGCCTGAATTACGCAGCGTTACTTCACGTTCTACCTGCTTACCAAAGGAGCCAGGACCACTACCAGGTGTAGGACTATTNTCNTTCTGTCCGCTATCAAAGTTACCATAATCTCCCACATCAATCTTCCGACTAGGAGGTTTCTGTAAGCCTTTATTTAAGTCAGAAAAAAATTGATCGCTTCCAGCCATACGCTGAAACCGGCTACCAAGAGTATCTCGCATCTCTTTTTAGTATAGTGAAACTATCCTTATTGTAGTCTAATTGTAGATTACCTCTCCTTAGTAGACCTCCTATAGTAAGCACCATTGAATCAACAGCGTCATCGTGTTGACTATGTCCAAAGTTCAATAGCTCTTCTTCGAGTACATCCCACTTACGCCATTTGTTCCACATCACACGTTTGTGCTCATATAAGCCAAGCACACCACGCAGTCTTGCTAACTTATCGCCTTTAAATCCTTTGACTGGAGAGCAGTGCAGGTTATACAGTGCACGGTCTTCAAATATAATTCGTTTGAAATCACCTTCAAATGATGTCTGATATGCAACTGCTTCAGGCCAAATGATGCACGGAGACATTGTTGGAAAATACTGCCCTTCGTCGTTCTCTTGCAATATATTCCAGTCTGACAACATCTCACATAATGTATCCATCTTTTCTAGGTTGCCCATTGTTCGAGAGCGTCTCTGGTCGATTAAATAAATCTTGCCCTCTTTGACACCACCTAATGTCATTACGGTCCAGTCATTCTTTTCACTTAATCCAGCACTTAGGTCAATACCTACACCCAAGCAGTCATAATCTTCTGGTACTTCCTGCTTTACGATTAGTTCTGGTGAAATACCAACATCTGTATTACGTACTGCAGTATTGAGATACTGATATGCAAATGCAACACGGTCTTCTGCCTTACGTTCGTTTAGATACTTCATTGACCAAAAATCTGGCCAGTACGAACGTTGCCTACCGTCAGCGTCTGTTAAAACAGCTTTCTGAACAATCTGTTTCCAATTATTCTTCGGTACAAACAGAGTGGCGTGTATATCGTCAAAATGGAACCTCGTACCCAAACAGATAGCCCGTGCACCTTGGAACATCGTAGGCGCGATAACATTAGACCACGTCTGCTCCATTTCACGGCGAATGTCTGGGTTATTGATGGAAGCAGCGGACTTGATAGGGTCATCAATGAGCACGAGCTGTGACCGTTTAGAGGTAATTGCACCTTTGAGACCTCCACACGCAATGGTGAAAGCTTCTTCACCTGCTGTGTCAATTCCTGCAAAGTCATAATCTATACTCCAGTATTCATCACTTCGTTTGATTTTTGATAGTCTCACCATTGGAAAGATTTCTCTATATTTACTGCTTGTAAGAATACCTTTGATTGTTGCAGACTTTGCTCTACTAATATCCACCATATAAGCGATATACAGGATACGCAACATCTTCTTTGCAGCTGCGTGTCTGCCAATCATCCATGCTGCAAACAATCCTAGTACCGTAGATTTTGCTGAACCTCGTGGTGCAAGGATTGCAGTGTTAGGTCCTGCAATACCCATCAAGCACTCACTATCTTCTCCAGTACAAAGTTCTGCGTGCCACTCCATCATATGTTTGGCTGGAGTTTTACCCATAAATACACAAAAGTCTTTGAAGTCATCTCTTGCTCTTAAGACTTCTTCTGAAGGTGCTTTTGTTGTTACCTTCGTTGCGGTCATTAGTGCTGACCGTCTATAAGCTAATGCTGCACTAGGTATTGCCATAAAACTAGACTATTTGTCTCAGTCTAACTTCCTAGCGATACAAGTCTGTGCCCATTCCCATCTGGCGTGCAAAGTTCAAATGATACGAATCTGATGCACGCTTTGTTCGTCCAACCATACTACGCTGCGTTTGATATGCAGTCTTAGCACCACGTTCAGCAGCCTTCTGTGCTTGATAGTTCTTAGCTTTAGCAATTGCTTTGCTTCGCTGCGTTTGACCTCTGGATATTGCGTATGACGCTCTTAGGTCGTTTGCATACTGTGCAGCTTCCTCTGCTTTGAAGTTTGTAAACGATAAATCTTGTTCTCCAAAACTGCCTGCTGGTAATGATGGCAGTCGCTTAGCAAGTGTATTTTGTAGTCTTAGCTTGTCTAATGTACCTTCTTCGATTTTAGGCAGCTCTGCCATTTCTGGCATATATGGGCTATAGACTTGCTCTTCCATTATCCGTTGCTTACTTCACTGTAGATTTTTGACCACACAGCATTCATTGCATTATCGATAGGCTCTGCAAACTGTGGGTCATCTTTAAAGATTGCAGTCATCTCACGCATCACTCGGTCAGCGCCAGCAAGGATTAGTCCACGCTTGTCTGTTGTACGGTTCATACGGTCAGATGTTTCAATGTGACTACGCAGCTCTTTTTCCAGTGACGCCAAACGCTGTGCACCATCAGACCCTTTAATCTCACCTGATGTAATTGCCATACGCAAGTCTTGAATATCACTATGCAGAGCAGCAATCTCACTGTTTAAGATTTCACGTCTGTTTAGTTTCTTAAACTTCATCTTTGTCCAACGTGCTAAATCGTTGAACGTACCTGGATACTTCAAGATACCTGCATATACCCAAATTTCAATTACTGAAGGAGTGACCTCAGCAAATTCTCTGAAGTCTTCACTCTCAGCAGCAGGTAGTGTATCTAGCCATTGGTCTACATAAGTAAGGTAGACCTTGCCAGCAGTTGCTTCTTTAGTAGGCATTAGAAGCTCCTTGCCATAGCACGGCTACGAGCAGACTTGTCTGTTCTCCTTACGCCCTTCAATCTGGTCGGTAAAGTCAATTGTCTTACGACCTTCAGTAGCAGCATTGCTATCAGTCAGTTCGCTGTTGCGTTCCCTTTGTTTCTTCAGTCAGACGGGTTTCTGTACCCATATTGCTGTCAGTCTGTCGTTGCTGGTCTCCCGTTACTTTGATGGTATCACGTTGTTCAGTGCCCTGCTTACCGATGACACCCTGCTGAACCTGACCTTGGGTTTGTAAGGTCTCACGTTCTTGCTGACCGGATGTCACGATGTTCTTACGGCTTTCTTCACCAGTTGAACCAATATTCAGCCTGTCTTGTGAACCTTGCGTTTCCATACCCTTACGCTGCTCTGAACCTGCAGTCTGGGTATTCAATCTTGTTTGCTCGCCTTGAGTTACGGTCGTAAGTCTGTCTTGCTCACCTTGCGAACCAATGTTTAGTCGTGTCTGGTCTCCAACTGCAGAAACCATTCCTAAATCACGGTTATACTGTTGATCAGCAAATTTGTTCTGAAGCTCGTACTGAGCCCCCATAGACTGCATACCGTAGTTAAACTCTTGCTGCATATTTGATGAAGTGTTACGTTGCTCTAGGTCAGCAGCGGTAATCATATTGCTCTGGGCAATGCTGCTTTGAGTTTGAGCCATACTCTTAGCCAGTTGTGCATCAAAGCCCGACTGAATCATATTCGCCATAAAGCTATTCTTAATAGCTCTACCTTCACTATCATCTTTATCTGGCTTATAGTTATAGAACTCTTTCATGATGTTCTGATAACCAAATAAACCTTGGTCAATAGCATTATTGTTCTCAGCCATTCTTGCCAATATTAGTATCCTTTTTATTCTATCTATTCTTTACAATAAGAATATGACACACGCTTAGTGATATGAATTTCAATTCTATAGGTGCCAGCAATTCA